GAAGTTAGCAGCACAGGGTAGATCTGCACCCGATGCAAAAATCAATAAGCGTATTGCAGCAGTACAAGATCTGCTAGAGCGTAAGAAGACAGCTACGCTAAGTACTCCAAATGCAACATACAAAAAGGGTGGCATGGTGAAAAAGAATAAACCAGCAGCAAAGAAGATGGCACAAAGTGGTGCAGCAACAGCGAACAAAGGTATGACCAAGAAGCAAACTGCTAAAGTAAGCAAGGTCATGGGAGAGTTTAAAGAGGGCAAACTGCACTCAGGTAAGAATGGTAAGGTTGTGAAAGACAAGGGTCAAGCGATTGCTATTGCCCTGTCTGTTGCTAGAAAGAAAAAGTAATACATGACGATTACGTATTACCCTGCCAGAGGGCAGTCTTCTAACCTACCTGTATATACCGCATTTGGTGGGTCTACTGTAGATGCATTTGGTAGACTAAGGATTTGTGAGCCTTTTACATTATTTGATTCTTCCCATCGGTATTCGGATAATAACCTTTGGTCTACCTCTACTACAGGAACAGCAAGTGCTACATTTGTAGCCAATGAAGGTTTAGTTGATCTAGATGTAGGGACAGCAAACAATGATGAGGTTGTAAGAGAAACTACTAAAATATTTTCTTATCAGCCCGGCAAAAGCTTATTAGTCATGAATACGTTTGTCATGGGTACTGCTAAGGCAGGACTACGACAAAGGGTTGGGTACTACGGAGCAAGTAACGGGTACTATATAGAACGTGATGGAACTAGTGTTTATTTAGTAGAACGCAGTCTTGTAACTGGATCTACAACAAATACTAGAGTAGCCCAGTCGGATTGGAATCAAGATAAATTAGATGGTACTGGACCTTCTGGTTTAACTTTGGATATGTCCAAGGCTCAGATCTTGTATATGGATATTGAGTGGCTAGGTCTTGGTACGGTACGTATGGGATTTGTTATCAATGGTACCTTTGTTCCAGCCCATAATTTTGATCATGCAAATTTAGTAACGACTACGTATATTACTACTGCATCTTTACCACTACGGTATGAGATTAAAAATACGGCAATAACAGCAAGTGCAAGTAAACTCAAGCAAGTGTGCTCTACTGTTATTTCAGAAGGTGGATATAGTTTAAGTGGACTTCAGCAAGCAATAGGTGTACCAATAACATCACCTACTTCTTTAGCTACTGCAGGAACGTATTATCCAATTGTTTCTTTGAGACTTAAAACTACTAGGCTAGATGCAATCGTTATATTAACTGCTGCTTCTATTCTAGGTATTACGAATAACGTCAATTATGAATGGCAAGTAGTAGCTTCTGGAACTACAACAGGTGGAACTTGGGTTAGTGCCGGAACAAACTCTGGTGTTGAATACAATATTACTGGTACTTCTTTTACTGGGGGTAGGATACTAGCTTCTGGTTACACACAGGGATCCAATCAAGGGGCAAGCACTATTGATATTTTGAAGGAAGCTTTATTTTCAAACCAGTTAGAAAGAAATGGATTGACTAGCACTCCGTATGAACTAACTTTAATTGCAGCAGCTTCAACGAATAGTTCACAAATCCTTGCTTCTTTTGACTGGGAAGAGGTATCACGATAATATGCCAACTAAGAACAGAACAATTAGTACTGTCTTGACTACCAGCAATCAAGATATTTACACAGTACCAGATCGTTGGAATGCAGAAGTATTTAGTATCTTTATTACAAATACTACTACATCACCAAGAAAAATATCGATGGAGTGGTATGACTCTGTGAATAGTACATGGAAATATTTGATGAAAGATTTACCACTGGTACCAAATGGAATAATTCAGATAGAAGAATCCATATACTTAATTGCAACTGACAAGATTAGAGGTTTATCTAACGTCAATGATAGCGTTACTGTAACATTTAAAGTACTTGAGGATTTTGCTACGGCACTATAAACTATGGCAACTAAAAAGAAATCAACTGTTAATGCGGCAGGTAACTATACCAAGCCAGCAATGAGAAAAAGGCTATTTGAAAAAATAAAAGGTCAGAGTGTGCAGGGCACTAAAGCAGGACAATGGTCAGCTAGAAAAAGTCAATTGCTGGCTAAAGAATATAAGGCAAAGGGCGGTGGATATACAAGCTAAAACTTGCACCTTCTGTAAGATAGAAAAACCGCTTACTGAATTTTTTAGCAGGGGCGGTAAACTTGCACACCTGTATAAGTCTAGATGTAAATTGTGTATGCAAGCAAAGCGTCAAGAATGGGCTGTTGAAAATAAAGAGCATCTTAAAGAATGGCGTAAGAAAAATTGGGTAGTTGCCAATCGTAGATTAAAAAGACGTGGCATTACTGAAGAAATGTACAATGATTTGTATGAGGTACAAAAAGGCTGTTGTGCTATTTGCAACGAGCCTGAAGAAAAATTTGCATGGTTGTGTATAGATCATGATCACGAGACAGGGCGTATTCGTGGACTGCTATGCCCAAACTGCAATAGAGGAATTGGTCTACTTAAAGACAATCCTGATTTCATAAGAAAAGCAGCGGAGTACATAGAGACCGCAAAAGTTAAAGAGGTTATAAGTGAGTGCACTTAAAAAAAGTCAGCTATCTCTTAAGTCGTGGGGTGAACAAAAGTGGCGAACCAAATCAGGTAAGCCAAGCTCCAAGACCGGGGAGAGGTACTTACCAGAAGCTGCTATTAAAGCTCTTACTCCTGCGGAATATGAGGCAACAACGAGAGCTAAACGAGTGGGCAAAGCAAAAGGTAAACAATTTGTTGCACAACCCAAGGCAATTGCTAAAAAAGTAAAACCCTTTAGGAAAGCAAAATGAGTAGAGAACTCACAGAGAAACAAGCTAAATTTTTAGAAGTCCTGTTTGAACAAGCAGGTGGCGATGTTGTACGTGCTAAGGAGTTAGCTGGTTATTCAGAGAATAGCCCAACATCGGAAATCATCAAGGGTCTTAAAGATGAGATCATGGAACGTACCCAGTTGTACATGGCACGTAATGCACCTCGTGCAGCTATGTCACTTGTAGGTGGTATGGTTGACCCGACAGAATTAGGATTGCGTGATAAACTAAGTGCTGCTAAGGATCTATTGGATCGAGTAGGCTTGGTTAAAACTGAGAAGGTACAGGTTGAAGCTACTAATGGTCTAATGATTCTTCCACCAAAGGAACAGACAGACGAGGAGTAGCACATGGCAACCCGTTCTACCATCGGTAAATGGATACTGCCACAGCCTAAAGATGCACAAGAGAAGGGGGAATACATATCGATTCCCAAACTAAACGGTAGATTTGATGCTCCGTTTGGGTACAAGACATCGGAGACAGATCCGTTAATGCTTGACCCGATACCGTTAGAGTTAGATGCTTTAGAGAAAGCTAAGAAATACCTAAAGCAGTACCCTTCTAGAGAAGTTGCAGCTTGGTTGACTAAGGCTACAGGTAGATATATATCACACGTAGGATTACTAAGCAGGATAAAACATGAGCAGTATCACCAGACAAAAGCTTCTACTCTCAGAAGCTGGGCTGCCAAATACAGAAAAGCCATTGAAGAAGCGGAAAAGCACGAAAAAAGGCTCGGTGGCAAAGCAACAAGACAAGCAAGAGCCATCCTCAACGAGCTTGACGGAGGAGACGAGTGCGAAGAATACTGGTGATGAGGTCTATGTACCTGACATCAGTGAGCAGAATGTAATATTTAAACCCAATCCGGGTCCACAAACAGCGTTCTTAGCAGCACCAGAGCGTGAAGTACTGTACGGTGGAGCAGCTGGAGGGGGTAAAAGCTATGCGATGTTGGCTGATCCCCTGCGATACATGGGTCATCCGCAGTTTAGTGGGCTGTTATTGCGTCACACCACTGAGGAATTGCGTGAGTTGATCTGGAAATCACAGGAAATGTACCCTAAGATCTATCCGGGTATCAAGTGGTCAGAGAGAAAGATGCAGTGGGTAGCACCAAGTGGGGCAAGATTGTGGTTTTCGTACCTTGATAGAGACGAAGATGTACTGAGATACCAAGGTTTAGCATTTAGTTGGGTAGGTTTTGACGAGTTGACACAGTGGGGTACCCCATTCGCATGGAATTATATGCGTTCTCGTCTACGTAGTACAGCACCAGACCTACCAATCTTCATGAGAGCCACAACAAACCCCGGTGGACCGGGTCATGCATGGGTAAAGAAGATGTTTATTGACCCATCTAGACCGGGTAAATCGTTTTGGGCTACCGATATTGAGACTGGGGAGACATTAACGTACCCCAATGGGCACAGTAAGGCTGGGCAACCACTGTTTAAGCGTAGGTTTATACCTGCAATGCTGACAGATAACCCATATCTTGCTGATCAGGGTGACTATGAAACGATGCTGCTGTCATTACCAGAGCATCAACGTAAGCAATTGCTGGAGGGTAACTGGGATGTATCAGAAGGAGCAGCATTCCCTGAGTTTAATCGCAAAATCCACGTTATTGATTCGATGGACATACCTAAAAGTTGGGTTAAGTTCAGATCGGGTGACTATGGTTACGGTTCTTACTCAGCAGTTCTCTGGTTTGCTGTAACTCCTGCAGAACAGCTGATTGTTTACAGAGAACTGTACGTAAGTAAAGTGTTGGCTAGAGATTTAGCTAACATGATTTTAGAATTAGAGCAGAATGATGGGACGATTCGGTATGGTGTACTCGATTCGTCATGCTGGCATAAGAGGGGAGACACTGGTCCATCCTTAGCGGAACAAATGATTCAGCAAGGGTGTCGGTGGAGACCCGCAGATAGAAGTGCAGGCAGTCGTATTTCAGGTAAGAATGAAATACACAGGCGATTACAGGTTGACCCCTTTACAGAAGAGTCAAGACTGGTTATAACTAGCAACTGTACAAATTTAATTGCACAATTGCCAATCATTCCTTTGGATAAACATAATCCAGAGGACATTGATACAAAGTCTGAAGACCATTTGTATGATGCTCTTCGGTATGGTATTATGAGTAGACCAAGAAGTAACTTATGGGATTACAATCCCTTACACCAGAAGTCTGGGATGTCATTAGCGGATCCCACATTTGGATATTAAAGGTAAAGAATGGCAGATAAAAACCTGATCGAAGACGAATCCATTAATTTAAAAGATGTGAGCAACATCAATGAGGAAGATCCTGTAGCTGCTCCCATCGTGCAGTTATTGATGGATAAGTACAATAAGGCTGAGACTACAAGACGTAATGATGAAGAGAGATGGCTAAGAGCCTATCGTAATTACCGTGGTCTTTATGGTCCTGATGTACAGTTTACTGAGGCAGAGAAGAGCCGTGTGTTTATCAAGGTCACTAAGACTAAAACACTGGCAGCCTATGGTCAAATTGTAGATGTATTATTCTCAAACAATAATTTCCCAATTAGTGTAGATCCAACTGTACTACCAGAGGGTGTAGTAGATACAGTTAGCTTTGATCCAAGTGAAGAGAAAGTTCGTGCTGCTGTTCCTGACTTCTCTCCGTATGGATAAAAAGGGGGG